AACCAGGTATTGGTATCACAAATTGATGAGGTTGCTGCATCTGTTCCTGGAGAACCAGATTGCAAACTGACCAATCCTTTTCTTCTAGTAGAAGGTGGTATGTTAGAATCTTGGATGATGGATGCAACCAGAGAAGATGTCTTTATGATTAGTTCTGATAAAATTATCACTATTGTAGATCCGACTCCAACTCTAATCGAAAAGTATGAGGACCTGACTAAGTAATGGCACTATCTAAACAAACTCTTGAGCATCTATGTGATGCAGAATCTCATATTCGTGCTGCAATCAAATCGGCTGCAGTAAATGAGAAACCTTTAGTTGTCAAACAACTATCCGAAATCCTAATGGATATGGAGCAGACTAAAAAGTTTGACGAAATTATGGATATTCTTGATAGTAGAGAACCTGGTAGTAGGGGTCAATTCGGTTCTTTTTTTAATGACGACGACGAATGAAGTTTTATACTAATGTTCAGTTGATTGGTAATCAATTCCTTGTTAGAGGAGTTGATGATGGTATGCGATTTGAGTTTAGAGATGAATTCTTTCCTACACTTTTTGTAAAATCAAAAAAACAAACAAAGTATAAAACCTTAACTGGGGATACTGTAGAAAAAATCCACCCAGGAACTGTAAGAGATTGTAGAGAATTCTATAAGAAGTATGATGAGGTAGATGGATTTGCCATTTATGGTAATGATCGATACATCTACCAATACATTTCTGAAAAGTATCCTGAGGATGAGATTAAGTTTGACATTAGTCAAATTAAACTTGTGACTCTTGATATTGAAACCACTGCTGAAAGAGGGTTTCCTGATGTTGAATCGGCATCAGAAGAAATTCTTGCCATTACCATTCAGGACTACACCACCAAGCAAATAATTACTTGGGGTGTTAAACCTTTTATTAATAAGCAGAAGAATGTTACTTATCATTACTGCCCTTCGGAGCATGAGTTGTTAAGTCACTTCATTAATTATTGGATGCAAGATGTCCCTGATGTTGTGACTGGATGGAACATTCAAATGTTCGATATCCCATATATCTGCAAGCGTCTTAATAGGGTGCTTGGAGAGAAATTGATGAAGCGTTTTTCTAATTGGGGTCTTGTAACTGAAGGTGAAATCTATATTCAAGGTAGAAAGCAAATCGTATTTGATGTTGGTGGATTGACTCAACTAGACTATCTTGATTTGTATAAGAAGTTTACATATAAAGCACAGGAATCATATCGCCTAGACTACATAGCTGAGGTGGAGTTGGGTCAAAAGAAACTAGACCACTCTGAGTTTGACACCTTTAAAGATTTCTATACTAAAGGGTGGCAGAAGTTTATTGAATATAATATCGTTGACGTAGAACTTGTTGACCGTCTGGAAGACAAGATGAAACTGATTGAACTTGCATTGACTATGGCATATGATGCTAAAGTGAATTATGCAGATGTGTTCTATCAGGTTCGCATGTGGGATAATATAATCTACAATTACCTGAAAAAGAGGGATATTGTTATTCCTCCAAAGATTCGTTCTGATAAAAACGAAAAGTATGCAGGTGCATATGTTAAAGAACCGATTCCGGGAAAGTATGATTGGGTTGTGTCTTTTGACCTTAACTCTCTGTATCCTCATCTTATCATGCAATACAACATCTCTCCAGAGACGTTACTTGATGAGAGACATCCAACAGCAACAGTTGATAAAATACTTAATGAAGAGATAAACTTTGAACTGTATAAAGATAATGCAGTCTGTGCCAATGGTGCAATGTATCGCAAAGATGTTCGTGGGTTCCTGCCAGAACTCATGGACAAGATGTACAATGAACGTGTAATCTTTAAGAAGAGAATGCTTCAGGCAAAGCAACAGTATGAAAAAACTCCAACTAAAACACTGGAGAAAGAGATTGCCCGGTGCAACAATATCCAGATGGCTAAGAAGATCTCACTCAACTCTGCTTATGGTGCTATCGGTAATCAGTATTTTAGGTATTATAAACTGGCCAATGCGGAGGCGATTACGCTTTCTGGTCAAGTCTCTATCCGTTGGATTGAGAGTAAGATGAATGATTATCTAAATAAACTGTTGTCTACAACCGAAGAGGATTACGTAGTTGCATCTGACACAGATTCAATTTATCTTAATCTTGGACCTCTTGTTGATAAATTTTTTGGTAATAAGTCTGGTGATAAAGCAAAGGTCGTTGAACTACTTGATATGGTATGTCGTGACAAACTGGAACCGTACATTGATCAGTGCTACAGCGAGTTGGCAACGTATGTATCGGCGTATGACCAGAAAATGCAAATGAAGCGTGAGAATATTGCTGATCGTGGCATCTGGACTGCGAAGAAGCGATATATCCTCAACGTGTGGGATAGTGAAGGTGTTCGATATGAAGAACCTAAACTTAAGATGATGGGTATTGAGGCAGTCAAATCATCCACACCTGCACCGTGTAGGAAGATGATTAAAGATGCCTTGAAGTTAATGATGACCGGCACTGAAGATGATGTTATTGAGTTTATTGATAAATCCCGCTCAGAGTTTAAGAAACTTCCCCCAGAGCAGATTTCTTTTCCCCGTTCTGTTTCAGATGTTGTGAAGTACAAGTCTTCCTCTGACATCTATGCTAAGGGAACTCCGATTCATTGTCGTGGAGCACTTCTCTATAATCATTACATCAAAGAGAAAAAACTCACTAACAAATATTCTTTGATTCAGAATGGTGAGAAAATTAAGTTTTGCTATCTCAAGAAACCAAACATTATTCATGAGAATATTATCTCATTCATTCAAGAGTTTCCTAAAGAACTCAACCTTGACAAATACATCGACTATGACTTACAATTTGAGAAGTCCTTTGTCGAACCACTGAAAGCAATCCTTGATGCGATTGGTTGGAATGTCGAAAAAACTGTAAACCTGGAATTATTTTTCTCCTAATGGACCTACCTATTAACGACAAAGAACTTGCTACGATTGTAAGTGCATTAAGACTTGGTGGAGATGCTGCTCTCTATCAAAAGATTAATACGATCAAAAAGATTAGGGAGACTCATCCCGAAACATATAAAAAAGTAGCACGCGAAGAATTTGGATTTGTTATTTAATGGATTTTTTAAAAGAGATTGTAAAAGAGATTGGCGATGACTATACCCAACTCGCCTCAGACATCGATGACACAGAAACTTTCGTGGACACGGGTTCGTACATTTTTAACGGACTCGTTTCAGGTAGTATATTTGGTGGTTGTTCTGGGAATAAGATTACTGCCATTGCTGGGGAGTCTTCTACTGGCAAGACTTTCTTTAGTCTCGCTGTGGTTAAGAATTTTCTGGATAGTAATCCTGGTAGTTACTGTTTGTACTTTGACACTGAAGCAGCAGTTAATAAATCTCTTCTTAAAAGTCGTGGCATTGACTTAGAACGATTAGTTGTTATCAATGTTGTTACGATCGAACAGTTTAGACAGAAGGCACTGCAGGCAGTAGACATATACTTAAAAAAACCTGAAGAAGAACGCAAACCCTGTATGTTTGTGTTAGACTCTCTTGGTATGCTTTCCACAGAGAAGGAGATTCGTGATGCTTTAGACGATAAGCAAGTTCGGGACATGACCAAATCTCAACTTGTTAAAGGAGCATTCCGTATGCTTACGCTGAAACTTGGTCAGGCAAAAATTCCACTAATCGTCACTAATCATACCTATGATGTCATTGGTTCTTATGTCCCTACAAAGGAAATGGGAGGAGGCAGCGGTCTCAAGTATGCAGCAAGTACAATCATCTATCTCAGCAAGAAGAAGGAGAAAGATGGAACAGAAGTGGTCGGCAACCTTATCAAGGCTAAGACTGCTAAGTCGCGTCTGAGTAAGGAGAACAAAGATGTTACGGTGCGTCTTTATTACGATGAGCGTGGTCTTGATCGATATTATGGTCTTCTTGAACTGGGTGAACTGGGAGGTCTCTGGAAAAATGTTGCAGGTCGTTATGAGATAGATGGTAAGAAAGTCTATGCCAAAGCAATCTACAAAGACCCAGAAACATACTTCACACCAGAGGTAATGGAGAAACTGGATGAGATTGCTAAAGAAGAATTCAGTTACGGTTCATGAGTATTATACGTATCTTGTATGGGGATAATTTCCCTGACCAACAAGAATTTAAACCATTGATTAGGTATGCTAAAATTATACCTCATTATTTTGTTTCTTATGATGGTAGAATTTTTAGTGAAAAGAGTAATAAATTTCTATCTTTGATTGAAAAACCCAGATACAATGCTGATGGAAGTCAAACCAATACTTGTCTTAAGTTTGATGTTTATATTCCAGAAAATTTATTTGATGACTTTGTATTTCGTAGAAACTATG